TAAAAAGTTTAATTCTTCTCCATTAAGGAAAGCCTCAATCATTTCATGTACTTGGGTACCTTCTTCACCTGCTTTTTGTACGATATAATCAGCGTTATATCCTACTCTTTTTAACCAATCTTCAAAATGTTTTCCTTTAGGATAACAACTTAAAACATAAGTAATAGAAGGATAGTATTCTCCATTTCTTTGATAATATCTAGAATCAGGTAATGTTATTTGTTTTGCATCATCTGATATTTGTAAGATTCGATTGTAGGATTTTTTAATGTTCATATTAAAGATAATTTTTTCTCCATAAGTGAATATTGAGTTAATGGAGTAACGGTTTGTATTAATTTAGTGAAGTTTTCAAAACCTAATTCACTTGGGTCTTTTCCTTGCAATTCAACAAAATAAACTTCTTTTCCAACATTTAAAAGTTGTTCACAAAATTTTAAAGCTTGGCCTATTGCATCATCATCTAAAGCAATATATATTTTTTCAACTTTAGATTCAACTAACTTTTTCATTAAATTAGGTTGTATGTTTTTACCAAATAGTGGTATAACATTTCTTTTTATGGCTATTGCATCAAATGGACCTTCACATAGTATTATAGGTAAATCCCAATTAATAAACAACTCAAACGGTATAATATCGCGAGAAACATCTGGGTTACGGTATTTTATGTAGGGGTTTTTTTCGAATGATCTCGCGGTGAAATAATTTAATTTACCGTCGTTATCATATGAAGGTATGATGATCATATTTGAATATCGCCCATAATCACAATATCCTATATTGTATTTATAAATGTCTTGTACAGTTATATTTCGTTTTTTTAGATAAGCATAAGCATGTTTAGCAATAATGTCTTTATTATCTACAAATTTTTTAAATTCTTTAGGTAATTCTAATGTTTTTTCTTCAACTATAGTTTCTTTATCATTGTAAACATTTTTAACTAGTTTGTCTAGTTCTTGAAAGTAATTAGAAGATACTTTTATCTGTTTAAATAAGGTTCTTATGGTTTTACCTTTTTTACCGCATACCCAGCATTGCCAAAGATTAATTCCTTTTTTATTTTCTGTGAGATTAATTTCTAATTTGGGTTTATGATGATGACAAAAAGGGCAATTATAAGCTTGGTTTCCTCTAGCAGTTCGTTTTCCTTTGCCTAGAACTTTATTTACTAGATTAACTAATAATTCATTTACCATAACTATAAGGTATGAAATTTACCTTACTATTCAAAATCTTTTCTGTAGAATTTACCTAAAATATTATCATTAAAATACATATCAGGTTCTTCTAGTACTCTATATACAAATAAAGTTTGTGTTTCATAATAAGTTAAAAGTTTTTTGCTTGAGCAAGTATGTAGTATTTCTTTTGTAAAATTTTTAGATGGTTCATTTTTTACAAGTTCAAGTAAAGGTTTGTTTGAACCCCAATATTTTATCCAATCAGATTCTAAAATAGCTATTTTATATGAAGGTTTTCTACCTACTACACCTTCATACATTGTAAGTTCTTTTTTTCCTAATTTTACTTTTCTTTGATAGTAAAGTACTTTTTTACCAATATAAGCTTTATTAGAAGGTAAGTGAGTTATTTTATAGATGAACCCATATGTGTTATCGGGGAATTGGGAAATATCGGATATTTCCTCTTTTTTATATGTCCAGTTCATGATTTATAAATCTAAATTAACTAGTATAGTTGTATCAGTGACTGATGATATAGGTAAAGGTTGTGATAATTTTGCAACTGCTATTAATTCTTTATTATTATTATACATACCAACAGTTGTAATGTATGGAGTAAAATATGAACCTGTAGCAAAATCATATAATGTACCATCTAAAGAACTACCTGATATAAGAGTGGGGTTTTGGGAAAAATTAAATTCGTTTTGACGTAATGTACATTTATATTGTGATTCGTATATTGTTGTTGTGCTTTCAAATGAACAAGTTATAGCTAGTCCTTCATACATGTTTTCTAAATCTAAAGCACTTATTCCCCAATCTTGTTGAGTTAGTATAGCTATACCATGTTCATAAATTATATTACCTACATTGATGCTAGATGATAATAAATTACCATTAGTATCATCTGTTATTGTAACATCTTCTGTCCAATTAGATCCATCATCATTACATTCTAAAATAAAAGATCCAGGTTTAATATACTCACCATATAAATTAGATGGGATAGAAAAAACTAATATTTTATCAGATGATCCTGTAGGGAAAGATCGAGATTGAGTTAAAGTAGTAGATAAATAATTATAATAATTAGGAGTATAAGCTGGGCCTGTTATAGTACCATCAATATTAAAAGAAGCTGTTCCTGCAGGAGAGCCTGCGGGGTTTTCTAAAAAATTAGAGTAATATAATTCTTTTATAGAGTCATATATTAATCTTTGATATTGAGTTGTAATTAATCCTGTAGTATTAGAACCAGAAACAAATTCCCAATTTCGGCCTATATATCTATCTATTGAAACATTGGAAGCGGTAAGTTCGGAATTTCCTTTAAAAGTAAAAGATTTATTTACCTTAAAAGGTGAGATAACAATATCTGAAGTAATAAAGGGTTTGTAAACGCTCATTCATCCTAAAAATCTAGTTTAACTCTAACTAAAGCTTCTTTAGTAAAGTCTTTTAATAAAGGTCTTGATAATTTAGCTACAGCTAACAATTCATTTGAGTTATTGTACATACCAATAGTTGTTATATAAACTTGTGGTTGATTTATAAAATCATCATATATAACTTCTCCTGTTGATCCTGAAATAAATGATGGGTTTTCTGAATAGTTAAATTCACTGTTTCGAGCTCTAACAAATACATAATCTGATGTAATTGTTTCTTGGGAATTTAAACCAAATGAAGCTCCTTTACTAATAGCAGTATATAAAGTTTCATTATTTTCTCCAGGGGCGTTATTTGAACGACTAACAGCTACTTGAATGGATTGTGAAATAGCATAAGGATTTAATAAAATAGTTCCTAAATCCGGAAATACTAAACCATATGATCCTGAACCTGCTACATAACCATTATTAGCAAGTGAACCTGCAGTACCATTAGATCCTGAAATTAATTGATATACTCTAGAGCTACCTAAAAATTTATTTACTAATACATCATTAGAGTTATCAGTAAGTTGTAAAGTACCACCTGATCCTGATAAAGTTAAATTTAAAGAACCAGGAAAAAGAGCTTGTTTATATCTAGCTCTATCTATTGATAATACCCAAAAATGATCTGAGGTTAAGGTATTATTATCTACACCAAAAGTAAAACTGGCATTTTCATCTTCTAAAATAAGAGATCTATATTGCCCATACATAGTTTTTGTATATGAATTATTAGGTACAATATTATTATATAATTCACTCCCACTACCTAACAAATCAGCATATACAATATCAAATTGAACTACTTGATTAGCAGATGATGTATTGTAAACACTTAAATAATAATTACCTGAAGACCCAGCTGCTTGTACTGATGAAGTAAAGAATTGGGTTAGAGTTGGAGTACCAGTAGACCATAAAGTAGAAGTAATAGAATCACTACTTACTACAAAGTCTTGTGGGTCAAAAGATTTAAATGACATTATTTATATTTTAAACTGTTGATGGGTTAATTTTATTTATCGTTAAAGGTATAGTTAAACGAGCTCCACTATCTAAACCTACAAAAGTTAAAGTAGCAGCTAATGAACTATTTGAACCAAACAAAGTATTTATAGTGGTAGCTCTTAAATTAATTTGAGTACCAATTACTGTTGTAGAAACATCAGTACCTAATGTAGTTGTTGAAGTAGGTGTAACATTATTAACGGTTTGTTGAGATATTCCTGTTCCTGTAAAAGTTCCTAACAATCTAGCATCAGAAATAGTACAAGAATAACCACTTGTTTCAAAAGATTGATCTGCACCTAAATAATTTAATGTTTGAGGTGTAATTGCAAGTGAAGAACCTTGTTTTAATGTTATAGCAGAATAACCTAAATCTAATACAGGTAATTTAGCTGTCCCACGAGGTAGGGTAGCTAATTTATACTTCATAATTTGTGTTTCAACAGGAAATGCTTCAAGTAAAGGCATATTTTCAATAGCTTCACCATAATAGGCAGAACCTGAAGGATTTGATGTATTATACATAGTATAATCAACTTCATCATCAGAC